ATGGACATATCAAATGACGAAACGCGGGTTTTCTGGCAACGCCTGGACACAGCCGGAGAACTCCGCGACGCGTGGGCCTCGCGCGCGCGCGAGATCCTCGCCGATGCGGAATACGAACTCGACGCCGCGCACGTCCTCCTCGCGCGCGAGCTAGAGCGGACCATCGAAGAACTGACGCCCAAAACCCTTACCGCGCCGTTTGCCGATCTGCTGTCACAGGCATTGGCAAAGGTGGACTGGCGCGCCATTGCCGGCGCGATGCTCGAAGGCGTGGAGGTGTGGTCTGTGGGCTGGTTCCGCGAAGGGAATGAACCCGGCGAGGCAATGGACCCGGAACGGTTCGGCTCGAATGCCGAGGCGCGGGCGTATCTGGCCGACGTAATCGAAACCCTCGACGAAGACAACGAAGAAAAACGCGCCACCTATGCCGACATAGCGGGCGAACTACGCACGGAGTCGGGCGATTATCGGGAAACCATCGACGGATTCACTTATTGGCTTAAACAGGAATAGGGGCGCGCCATGAAACTATTTCGTGAATTGACGGCAGACGAAGAACGCGAGTTTAGACAATGGGCGCGCGAGCATTACAAACCATTCGAGCCGATTAACGGTGTATGGCACTGGGTCACCCAGGCCGAATGTGTGCAGATCAATCGCACGGCAGATATCGAACCGGAGCTAGACATCCGAAAAACCGACGAGCCTCGTTTTTAGGCCCGTGGCGCCGCTCGCGCGTTATGACCGATGGCCATACACCACCGACACCACACCGACCCGTCCTAGGTCCGTTTTGTCTTTCGTCCGATCACACGACCGTCGGACGGGTCAATCATAACGCCTGTAACCCCTATCCAAAAATGGTTAGCGCCGTTTTGTAGACCCAAAAAACGACGTTTTTTGTGAGCTAGAAACGCCCCTTTCGCGGGTTTCCCCGTACGTATCCCAGAGCACATACACAATACGACCATTGGTCGTATTGTGTGGGTCCGGACAATTCCGTCCGAAGGGGATTGATATGATGAATGGTCATGGGAATCTGAGTGTAACTGGCAAGGTCCACGCGCAAACAATGATTTTCGCGCATGTCCTTATTGATAATGGAGTCAAGGCAAAAAAGGTTTATCACTTGAACGATGGTGCGGATTCAGATTGTCTCGACATTATCGGCACCGGGCATTTTAACGCGCATATCCGTTTGGATTACAAAACGCGTCAGGCTATTGTGACGATTTACCATCGCGCGAAAGATGCGGACATTATCACCACTCGCGTTAAATCCACGGACGCATTGCGCGCGCTATTCCGTGAATGGGTTATTTCCGCATTTTAAGGGGTGGGGTTATTCATGGGAACCGAGGTCAAGGTTTGGGAATTGCCTAGATGCAATTTCTGCAATGAAAAGGCGCAATACGATTTTGCAACCCGTATCGGTCCGTGGGCGTTTGCCTGTGAGCGTCATTACCTGCAATGGCGCGCGTATAGCGGCCTGGGCACGGGCAAGGGTCAAAGGCTCGTACTGGTGGAGAGAAGCAACTAGGCAACCCCGCACGGCTCGCATACGCGAGCCGTTTTCCTTTCTGGAGTCAACACCATGTTTACCGCGTTCAAAGTCGTTCTGTCTGTCGTCCTGGTGTCTGCAATCGGCTATACGGTCTATACGACCATTGCACCGACATTCGAAACCATCGCGCAAACCCTCCAAAATGCGACGCTCGACAATCGCGGACTTCATGACTGATGCGCGGTGCGGTATGCTTTGACGACCATATGTCGTCCTGCATCCGAACCCATGAAAACCCAATTGTCCAACCCTACACCGGTTGAAGTCCGCGCCACACGCGAAGCGGCCGGACTCACCCAGTCCGCAGCGGCTGCGATTGTTTACGTCGATCTGCGTTCGTGGCAACGATGGGAATCGGGCGAGCGCAGCATGTCCCCCGCGCATTGGGAACTCTTCCAGATCAAGACCCGGCGCGCGCGCCGCCAATAGCATTCCGGTTACGCAAAGCAAAGCCAAGATCAGCCGGTAATGCGCATGGGAAAAATGTCCTCGTCGTCGTTGCGTCGGGGGTAGAATCCGCACCACAAACATGTACGGGGTAGCACTAATGAAAGCGTTGATTGCCATGGCCGCTGCTGCAGCCCTAGCTGGGTGTATGTCGGCTCCCCAAGTAGACTTTAGCCATGCAGATAAGCAATGCTCCGCCCGCTGCTCGTCGCAGTTCAACGAATGCACGTCAGGCTTCAAGTTGTTCCCCTTGGTCGCCCAAGCGCACTGTAACGAATCACTGAAGGTTTGCGCAGCGTCGTGCGGAGCCACCGTCGTAAAAGATTGACTTCCGGGGAACACCCCTCTGATCCACCGTTCCAGCGAGTCGATCACTGGATTGACGGGCACGAGCGCCCGAAGCCGGAGTGCTCGTCGACCTGCGTTCGTGGCAACGGTGGGAGTCGGGTGAGCGCAGCATGATCAAGACCCGGCGCGCCCGCCGCGCATGAGCAGCCGGATGGCGGCAAGCGGCCACGAAGAGACGCTCGACTTGGGTTCATAGATCGTTAACAATCAATGTTTGGCCGCCCAATTTTTTGAGCGGCGCACGCAGGATATGATTAAATCGCTCGCTTGGGGATGCTCCGAAACGCAAACCTGCTCCCAGCTACCAAATAATGCAAAAGAGGCACCCAGTGCACTTCCCTATAGAACTAACAGCAGAAATCAACAGCCACAACGGCAACTTCACTCGCAAGTTCACTTTGAATCGGGGCCTTACAGTTCTGCTTGGACCAAACGGATCTGGTAAAACACACCTCCTTAGAGGGCTAAGGAACAGTCTCAACGCGCATATGAATGGCAAACATGTTCGATTCCTCTCTGCAGGGCGAATGGGGCTATTGGAACAGTACAGATCAGATTATGACGGCCATCGGGGGGGCTCTCCCATGTACGACAACGCGATCTTTGGGAGCAAAGGCGACTCTGTTCGAAGACATCGAATGGAGACCTTAAACGGAGATTTCCAAACAATTGCGGAGCGAGCTGATATTCTGATAAAGATTCAGGAGAGGCTAAGAAAGCTATTTAATAGGGATCTTCTTATTGATTGGGATGGAGGAAGCCTAAAAATTCTATTTTCCAGGCTCGATATTGAGGCAAACCCATATTCTTCTGGACGAGAAGCATCTGGTTTAATGCACTTGGTCGGGATACTTGCTGCGCTTTATGACGATGATGTGGGTGCGCTCCTCCTTGATGAACCTGAGGTATCCTTGCACCCCCAGTTGCAGGCCTTTCTCTTGAAGGAAATTCTTAGCGTCGCTGGACACCCATCCACCGGAGCAAATAAGAAGATTGTAATAATCGCGACGCATTCAACGGAGATGCTTCAGATTCAAAGCCCGGAAGATTTATTGTCACTTGCCTTCTGTTATGACCTCATGGCTGATCCAGTGCAAATACCAGTGGAGGCGGGAGAACTAAAGAACAAAAAAATACAAAGCCTTATTGCACGACTGGGCCAAGAACATAAGCTTTCACTTTTCTCTAAACGGCCTCTCCTAGTTGAAGGGCCGTCAGATGTAATTGTCTGTAGCGCACTTGCGGGCAAGCTCGATATGCATTTGGAAGCTGCCGGATCACAGCTTCTTCCTGTTATTGGCAAAGGGCAAATGGCAACCGTTGCAAAGTTGCTTCGACTGCTTGGCAAGACCCCAGTGGCTTTGGCTGACGCTGATGGAATTGCAGATGGGGTTGAACTGGTCAACTCATATCTCAACGATAACCCTGCAGCGGACAAACGCGCAAACATGTTGGGATTTTCCTCTGCGCATCAAATGGCAGGCGCGATATACGCGGATTTCTGCAAGTTGGTGGATAATCGGTGGAGTGAAATTTCCACCAAAGCAGTGGCTCATCCATATTGGGTGAACAGGAAGGCCGAGGAGGAGTCTCAGGCAAAGCGCCGGTCTGCTTTATGCGCGCTATTTGCCACCAACGATAACGAATTGATGAAGCTAGCAGCTGACGGGGCTTGGGCAACTATAAAGGCTCGATTTGTGGCATTGCTTGACTTTCTGGAGCAATGTGGTTTATTCATTTTACGCAAGGGCTCAATAGAATCCTACTACCTTAGCGCAGATCAGTTCACTTCGATAGGCAAGCCCAGTGCCGCTGTCGATGAAATCGAATATCTCAATCAGCTTGCGCGTGGAGATATAGAACCCCCGTATTCTGATGTAGTTCGATGTATTCGCCATGCCTCAAATACCGAAATAATTTGTGAGGCGGACGCATTGCGAGATCTTTTACTTTCGGTGGTTTCGCCAGCGCACGCAAGATTTAAGAGCGGCGATTCTTCGACCAACTTCAACGTGTTGGCTCGGTCAATCTTAGGGGAGAGGTCGAAAATATTTGGCTTGGTTGTTGAGGGAGAAAAGCTGGTTGTTTCGATTCAGAGCAAGATCCTCAACGTCAAAGGTTTTCCTATAGCTCTTGGAAAGGACGATGACGTGCCGAAATCTATTAATGTGGCCCTTGCAACAGATGCATAACATGGCAGTCGAGCGGACCTGCACAGCAACTGCACAGGCCGCTCACCTCTACATCAAACGTCCGCTTTTCAAGTGCCTGACCGACCGCTATATCGAGTCGATCAGCGACATTCAAGTCTCACGCCTCGCCGACGCTTACCTGATCGACTACCTCAGGTAGTGCAGGATGACGCTCACGGCGATATTGAACGCCGACACGAGCGCCGAGATCAGCGCCATCGTCATAGCGCGTCGCCCGTGCTCGCGCGCCGCGAGCGCATCGCGCCGCTCGGCGTAAAGCCGTTCCTCGTCTTTTTCGTACACGGCACGCAGCACATAATCGCGATTCGTCGCGTCGAGTCGCGCAATCTCTTTTTCCAGTTCGTCCAGCCGCCGCCTGACTTCGCTCGCGACGAGCACCGCATGCTCGGACATGTGCGACAGGTCATGCGCCTTGAGTTCCTTCAGCGTCGCGAGCCCGGTCGTTACCTCGAAGCGCAGCGTGTTGATTTTCGAATCGACGAGTTCGCGCGTCGCAATGATCGCGACGCGGTTCGCCTCGACCTGTGCCTCGATGGTCTCTGCGCGCTTGCTTAACATGGCCGCACCTGGCCATTAATTAATTCCCGGTCAGCGTGGCGGTCTTCGTCGCCGCGAACCGGCCGTAGATCGACAGCACGGAGCCGATGATCGTGGCCGCGTCGTTCGCGTAACCACTCGTGTCCGTCACGCCAGCCGCTTGCAGCCCGCTTGACACGAGCGCGATCGCGGCGCCCCAGAAAGTCTTGCTCGCCAGAATGCTTTTGGTTCCGTCCATTGCTCGCTCCTTTTAAGGTGACGCTGCCGCCACCACCGTGAAAAGCCGGTTAAACCATCCTCGCCCGTCATGCGAGAAATTGCGATTGTTCAGGTAGTCGAACGCGCGCACCGTCATGAATGAGGCGTTCTGATACGCACCGGCACGCGAGGCCACCGCCAGCGTCACCGGGCCGATCACGCCGTCCACCTTGACGCCGAGCGCGGCCTGTAACAGGAGCTTCGCTTTCGGCTGGCCCTGATTCACCGCGGCGTCGAACACATAGCACGCGAGCGGCCAGGGCAACGCGTCGGCGCGGACGTCGCTCCAGTAGTCCGCGAGGTAGATCGCCTTCGCCTGAACCAGCGTGAGGTTTGCGATATCGAGGCTTGGATACGCCGCCGCCGAGATACCGTACTTGGTCCCTTTGAGGATGCCCACGCCCTTTGCATGGCCCGTCCAGTTACCCGGGTCTTCCGGGTCCATGCTGAGGCCCGCCTCGATGCCGACAACGAGCGTGAACGCGCGCGTGAAATTGTCCATTTGGTTCGCCTTCTCAGGTGCACGCCATGATGACGGGCAGCGGACTGGCCGTGACAGGCGGCGCGGCTATGTCGCCGATCACTTCCACATACAGCTTGACGACGCGCGACTGTGCCGCGATGCCATTGTCCGTAATGACTTCGGCATAGAGCTTTTGCGCGCGCGTCGCGGGCGCGACGCCGCTATCGGTGACGACTTCGGCATAAACCTTGTTGACCTGTGACGCGGCAGTCGGCATGGCTTAATCTCCGATGCCCGGCTGTGCGGCATTAATGTTCGTCGCCGTCCATGCCGCGCCGCTCGCGTCCTTATAGAAAATGCTTTGAAAATTCTGATTCGTGCCGGGCAGCGTGATGTTTGTACCGTTCGCGACGGTCGATACTGACTTGAGCTTTGGAACAAGAATGCGCGAACCATCGGCGGCGGGATTACTGCCATAAAGGTTGAGAACCGCAGCATTGATGGCGCTTACGGGCGTATAGCCTAGGCCCGCCGTATGGTAGAGGTCGGCGTTACCGCTTCCCGTGTCGGATACATTCGCGCTTCCGCTGTATGCCTGACTGACGCACGACCAGTTCGCGCCTGTGCTCGGCGTGAACTGCGTCGAATCGCCCGCCGAGTTCGGATTCAGGCACGCAATGCGGCGCGCGCCGAGCGGGAACGTGTTGAAGTTGGAGCCCGACGTATCCCAAAAAATCACGTCGTCGAACTGCGTGTTCTGGAATGACACTGAGCCAAGAACAAAGCCGTTAGGCGTGCCGCCCGCAATGGTGGCAATACTCGTCAGGCTGAGTTCTAACGTACCGTCAACGTAGACCGTAACCGAACCCGTCGCTGATGTATTCAGGACGACTTTCGCCTCGAACCAGTGATACTGATTATCGGCAAGGTTGCGCGTCCCTGTTGTCGCGCTCGCGCCGCCGCTGCCGAAAGGGAAAAACCTGAGCAGGCCCGAACCGTTGAGATCGAACATGCCCGCCGAAGTGCCATTCGGACTAAGGCCCATGAATGCCGCGCTAGACGCGGGCGTGCTGCCTATCTTTATATAGCCCGCCATGCACACGGTATAGCCCGCGCTATACGTGAAGCCAATCGGACATTGCAAAATCTGGTTCGCCGAACTGCCGCTGGTGCCAGAGATATTGATGGAGCCGCCGCCGAACTTGCCGCCCGACGAAGAGAATGAACCGCTGTTCGTCCAGTTTGAGCCATTCGAGCCGAGGCCCCACTTAACCGTTACATCGGCCTTTGCCGTGTAAGCGTCGAAAGAATCACAAAAGAGAAGCGCCATTGTTTTCCCCTTAACGCGTGCCGGTAAGCGTCACGCTGATGTTGCCGAGCGTCGCGTCTGCGGTCGCCTGATTCGTGAGCGTGAGCACGTCGCCTGCTGCCGTGGTGACGGGACTGCCAAGGGTGAATGTCCCGCTCGTCGCGCCCGCCGCAAAATTCACCGTGCCTATGTTTGAGCCATTGCGCGCGAGCGTGAGCGTGGCGCTTGCTGTCGCTGCGCCGACTGACGACGCATAGGAGCCCGTCAGGCCGGACGGAAACACGACCACGCGCGGCACGACAATGCGCGCCATTAACTGAGCGTTCGCGGGGATGCCCGGAAAGAACATCGGCACATCGTAGGGATTGATGCCCGGCACCACGATGCCTGCGGGCTGATATCCGCGCAGATCGGTGTAACTCGTGACCGACGTCGCGCCCGTCACGATGCTATACAGCGGAATCTTTCCCGCAGGTACGCCCGTCGTGTTGAAGCTGACCGCGCCCGTCGCGTTGTCCGCATACACGTAATTGGTCGTGCTCGCCGTCAGCGTCACTGTGCCGTTAGCGATGGCATTGCCGTTAAACATGCCGCCGTAGTAGGCCCACGTGAGCGCATTACACGCGCTCGCGTGACGTCCCCATGTCATCGCGGGCGACGCGGCATCAAACAGCGCGTTGGCGACTACCTCTTTACTCGCCTGATTCGTCGCGATGGTGTCGAGTAGCGTCGTGCTGTTGGACATGTCGGGTTACCTCACGATGGACGTGAGCGCGGCGAAGCCGAGCACGCCCTGATTGCTGTTCTGCGCGACGGAAAAATTGATGGTCTGCCCGGTCGTGAAGCCATCGTTGCCGATAGTCGTTGCGTCGTAGATATACGACGTTGCGCCCACAGTTACGGTTCGCTTCACCGTGCCGCCGCTATTCGAAATGGTCAGCGTGTAGGCTTCCGTCGATTCATCAAGTGGCACGTCGGTGTTGTTGAGCCATTGCGCATTCACGCGCGCGCGCCTGATCCACGATAGGGAAATATCATTCACGCTCGATGCGCTGCCTTTGCCCGCGTTGAACAGGACAGGTGAAAGCGGCTTCACACAGGCAGTCGTCGGCGTGATCGCGGTCGCATCGGCCGGCTGATTCGCAAACAGGTTCAACAGGTGCGGCTCGTAATAAAGCGTCGAGCCCACATCGCTAACACTGAGCGACGGCGCGATGAGCGCATTCGGATCGAGAAACACAAACTGCTCACCGATTGCATGCCCCGCAATCTCGTATTCCGTGCCGACGCGTCCGCGCAGAAAGCCCGACAGCGTATAGGTGAGCGCACCCGTCTGCGTGGCATTGCGAAAGAACACGAGTTCGCCACCGATATAGGCGGCATTCACGCCCGCCAGAAAATTCGCGTAACTGACGCTCGACAGCACGCCGTGATAGAGCGTGACGTTTAGCGTGCTCAGTTCGTCAGGCTGGTTGCCGCCGCGAAAGTTGCCGAGCGCACTTGTCGTGTAGCCGATGACTGAGGCGTTAAGGATGCGTTGTAGCTGCGTATAGCTTGTGCCGTCGCGCGAAATGTCCACCATTGCGCCCGGCCAGTTATCCGCCAGGCCGCATGCGCCGATGTAGATTTTCTGCGTCGTATCGCTATCGCGCAGCGGCGGCACGTCGAGAAGCGCGAGAATCGTCGGCCCTGCATATTCGATGGGTTGCGACGTAAAGCCGAGCGGCGCGCCGCCCTGCGCGTTATACGACGCGTACGGGTAAATATCGGGTTCCTCAAGCTGCGCTTCCCATTGCAGGTTGCCCTGTCCGTCATACGTGCAGCGCGTAATGCGAATGAGGTACGCCTGACCCGTCGCACCGTATAGCGTCATCACGTCGCCCGGCTCATACCTGAGATACGCAAGGCTGGTCGAGAACTGGAAGGTCTTGCGTCCGACCCATGAAGCCCAGAGCATCGTCTGCGCGCGCATCAGGCCTTCATCGTCAGGCAACACGATAGACGCCTGCATCGTCACGTCCTTGTTGCTGCGCGTGACATTACGAAAGGCCCGTTGCGTGTTCACCTGATAGTCCGCGTTGAGCGCGTTATAGGTGAAAGACAGCGTGCGCGGCAGGTCGATTTCCTGCGCGACCTGTTCCGTTATCGGCGTGAGGTTCGCTTCGTCGCCGAATGAAGTCGACGCGCCAAGATCGGCATAGGCGAACGAGCCCACAGGCCCGCTGCCGCGCCGCGTGAACTTGATCTGATTATCGGTATCGTTCGCGTCGAAGAAGTACGTCGCCATCAGCGGCGCGAGGTTATTGCGCGGCGATGAGTGGTTCGTCAATGCATAGCCGATGACACTATCGTTCAATGCACTCACGTCGTACTGGCCCGAGGTCAGGCCCGCGTTCGCGCACACGTCAGCGACGATGGACGATAGCGATTGCGGCGTGTAAGTGAATGTCGGCACTTCCGCCGCAAACGTATTGCCCAAACCGAAGCTGGAAAAATAGGCGTTGCCGTTCTGCACGCGCAGTGCTGAAAGCGCCGAAGCGCCGAACGAAGGGATACCGGTATCGGTGAGCGTCGAGCCATCCCACCGAAAAATGTTGCCCGCGCTCGCGATGTAAAGCTCGGTGTCGCTGACGCAATACCCCGTGCTCGAAACGAAAAGCGTGTTATGCACGAGTTGCGCAATGAGATTGCCGTTAAGGTCGAATTTGCAAAGCCACTGGTTATACGCGTCGGCGGGATCGAGTCCGATTGCATAGATATAACTGTTGGACATGCCGACGAGTTGCCACGCTGATGATGTGTTGCCCGTCACAAGCGTGCCGCCGTGATAGACCCAGATCGCATGATGACCCAGCGCGATATAGACAGTAAGCGCGATATAACCGTTGCGCTTGATGCATGAGCCATTCGACGCCGCGACGAGTCCGGGCGCGACGCCGATGTTGTAATGATTGCCCGTCTTGATTTCGTACCAGTCGCCCGCCGTCGTCAGGATGCCCGGCTCGTCATAGCTTTGACAGCTCTCCATCGGGAAATCGATCCCGATGTACCAGTACGGATTCGGCAGCAGCGGGCTAGGCGCGATGAGCCATTCCACGCCATAAGCGGTCAGCTTGAAAGGACACAGACCGATGCCTATGCCGACGCCCCCATATGCGACGCCGTACACGTTGCCGACTGAATCGATCTGCGTGCCGATAGCGCCGTCGAAACCCGATGTACCGGGCGCAGTCGATATGCCTTGCTGACCCGTCACCGTGTAAGTGATGTTCGCCGATGCGATGACCTCGAACGACAGTGAAGGCATGTAATTGCCCCACGTCGAGAGGTCGAGATTGTTGAAGACGACATACGCCAGCCCGCGAAACGGCGGTGTGTTCGCGACACCTTCGGCGGCCTGTATCGTCGGGTCAGGCAGTTGCGTTTCGTCGCCGAGATACACCTGAAAGCCGGTAATCATCTGGTTCGAACCGCTGATCGCCTGAAAATTCGACGGGTTCGACACGTCGTAAATGAGTTTGCCGTTTGCCCAGATACGGCGAATGCCCTTGATCGGTCCTTTACACACGCCGACAGCGAAACTCATCTGCACGGTCGCGGGCGACGGCGGGCCACCCTTGCCCCCGCCGGTCTGGTGCGGTTGCCCTGCCCATATCACGTTACCGGCAGCGCGGTAGATGCCGTACACGGTCGGTATCGGTTTGCCGTAGGCGCTATCCTGCACGCGCAGGTCGTTCGGTGCCGGGCCTTTCTGGTGAACGAGCAACGTGCCAGCAATGCCGCCGATGGCAAAGCCGAGTTCGGCGCCGGCCGCCGTGCCGAGGCCCGGCACGACAAACGTGCCGATCAGGCCGCCGATGACTGCGCCAGCGACGGACAGTGCGAGTTGCATCTAGACGACTCCCGGAATCTGGTAAGCGCCGACGATCTGCGCAAGCCAGCGCTCGTCGAGCCGGTGCTCGACCACCTTGCGATTGACCGCGAACGCGTGAATCAGGTGTAGTGGCTCGCTCAGGATGCCGACGTGTGTCGGCATGCCGTCCCAATGAAACAGCAGCAGGTCGCCCGGTTGCGCTTCGTCCAGTCCCTTCGGCGTCGTGTATTGCTCAACGCGCATTTGCAGCGTGCCGTCCGGGCGCTTGTCGTATGCGCCCACGTCCAGATCGAACAGGCCGACCTCGCGCGCGACGCCGATGACCAGCCCAATGCAATCGACGCCGATGCCTTTCAGGCGCCCCTGGTGGCGATAAGGCGTGCCGATCCATGCGCGCGCCTCAGCGACGAATTCGCAACGCGTGACGGTCTTCATGTCTTGACAGACATCATCGTGTCGACGCCCGGAATGAACGGCTCGCCGCGAAAATGGATGATGTTGTTCCAGCGACCGCCACAGGTGCCGGGTTGCTTGTCACAACCGGCGATGATCGAATACGTGTCGCCAACCTGAACCGGGAAAACCGGCTGCATCGCGAGGGTCACGACGCCCGGTGCGAATGCCTTCACTTCGGACGATGCGCCCGCGTTCAGACCTGTCAGCCATTTGACGACGCCGAACGCGAAATAGCCCATCGTGTACGCATAGTTGATGAACACTTCCGTGTTCGCCTGCGCGACGTTGAACGTATAGAGGCCACCCGCACTGACGCTGAATTGACCGCTATTCGGTGCACCGCCGACCAACGCGAGCGAATTGCCGAACGAGTCGCGCACGCCGTTATTGGCAACGAAGCCGCCGCCCGCTGGTGGCACGGTCTGGATGGTGAACGGTGTATGCGTCGGGATGACACGCCCCGCAGTGTCGATAAAGTTCGAGACGGGGCCGGTCTGCGTGAGCGTCGAATCGTTCCAGCTTGTGCCGCTATTGACGCTTTGCACCGCGCCGCTAAACGTGAGCGGTACGAGGTCAATGGTGCACTTCGAATCGCCGAACACGGCGCGACATGTCGGGCTGTACACGTCGCCCGCGTCCTGTTGCATGACTTGCGCGAGGCCGCGCAGTTCAGCCGCGTAGGTGCCGTTCTTGATCGTCACCTGACCCAACGTGCCGCCGTTCAGTTGCACGCCGCCCATGCTCAGGTCGTTATAGTTCACAAGCTGGATCGAGACGGCGGCGAAGTCCCACAGGCCACTTTCGAGCGATGCCTGTGTAATCAGTGAACTGTCGAATAGCGCCTGCATTTCGAGGTTCGACGTTGAAAGCGTGGAACCGGACTCGAGGCTCGAATGCGTATAGCTGCCTGCCGACGTGTAGGTGACGCCGTTGTACGTGATATCGCGGTCAAGGTCCGTGAAGCCGAAGACCTGTCCATCGGTACGCGTAATGAGCCACAGCGTTGCGATGGTGCGCACGTCGCCTTGCAGGTGCGCGAGCAGAGCCGCCGATATGTTGCGCATGTGTCCTCAGACCCGGATTTCGATAAGCGGAATGGAACCCCAGTCAACGATCAGGTCGCCGCCGCTGCGGTCCATGACCTGCTTTTTCATTTCGTCCACGTCGAAGCGCACCGGCACATCGAACTGGCCCGCCCACGCGAGCACGTCAGCGCCTTGCGGGTAGCGCGTGCCGATGGCGGAACCCGCCGTGATCGCCTTGCCCGTCGTGTTGACGGCAAGCGTGTATTGCGTGCCCGTTAGCGCCGTGATCTGGAACGCCTGCCCGGCCAGTAGCGCCTGATCTGCACCACCGAAGCCGCCGTTAAATGCCAGCGTGCCGCCGACGCCCAGGCCGGGAATGGCGGACGCGAGCGTGACGACCGTCGAAGCGCCGACTGTGACGCCATTGACGCCGGCGCTGGCGAACGATGACTGCGTGAGCGTGACGAGCCCCGTCGTGCTATCAACGCTGTACGCAGTCCCGGCAAGCGGCGACGCGTTCAGATAGACCACAGGCGAACCGGCCACAGGCTTCTGGAGGCTGCGGGTCTCGTTCAGTGCGCCCGTCGTGTAGAGCTTGCCAAGCTGATACCGGCCCGGTGTCGCGGCAGGCGTCAACACGCCATTACCCGTCGTCGCGGTGTAGTCGGTCCAATCCTTGATGCGGAACCCGAATGCACGGCCTTTGACGGCGCGAAAGAACGCATCCAGCGTTGCCGTGTCGGCGGCATTCATCGCGCGCCGTCCGACTTCGAACCGGATGCGCGATTGCGTCCACGCTGGAATGCGCCCGTCGCGCCCGGAGTAGATCGTGTTCACGACGGTCAGATAGGTCGGCCCGACCGTTGCGCCGAACGCGATAGTGTCCGGGAAGCGCGGCGATTCGAGGAACGTTGCCATCAGCTATTCCTCGCCATCGCGATCTGCGCGTGCGTCATGATTTCGCGCGCCTGTTGCTGCGCGGTCTGCCGCGTGGTGCCGGGCGGCACGGCGATATGCATGTTCCAGATATGCTGCCTGCCGGGCATCGCCTCACTACCCATCGGCGTGACCCGGCCTGACTGGTTGCCCATCATCAGATAGGTCTTGTTCGCGACGTTCAGCAGTTCGGGACCATTCTCGGCAACCTGATACAAAGAGCCTGCCGAAGTTGGGCCGCCGCTCGCGAGCGCTGCCGTGACGACGGGCATCGCCATGTCAATCGCGCCGCCGACCTGAACGCCCGCGCCTGCCGCCGCCGCGCCTGCGCCGCCACTGCTGCCCAACAGGCCGACAAGTTGACCGATCAGGCCACCGCCGCTAGCGCCGCCGCCAATGCCAAAGAGACGCGCCGCAAGGTCTTGCGCGACGATGCGCGCGATGGCCTGTTCGATGGAATTGGCCATGTCGAGAAAGAGTTGCCGGAACGTCTTGGTGCCAGATATGGCACCTTCGATCATGTTCGCAAAGCCGCTGGCGAAGATATCGTCGAACGTCTTGCCGAGCGAATGGCTCGCCTGCTGCAACTGTTCAACGTGGCGGCGCAACCCGTCCGTTTCGCCCTGCAACGATTCAAGGCCGGACGTATCGGCTGCCTGTTGCATCCGTTGCGCGATGGCGTCCAGTTGTTGCACGACCACGGCGCGCTCGTTGTCCATGTCCGCCATGCCTTGCAACCGGCTTTTCTGGCCGCTTTCGACGAGGTTGTTCTCGCGCTCAAGCTGAAGGTTCAGGCGCTTCTCGATTTCCGCCGCGTCGGTTTTCAGGTTGTTGACGAGCTGGATCGATTCGGCATTCGCGCGCACCCGGGCCGCCGTGTCGAGCGTGCCGGTATCACCCTGGGCCCGCGCGCGCTCGAGCAATGCCCGGTTCTGGCGGTCGAACTCCGAGCCGGCCGTGACGGCTGACTGGCCCTGTTGCCCGGCGAGGATGGCATTCAGGCGTTCAACGGACTCGCGATAGGTGTCCGTGTCGCGCGTCATCGCCTCGGTGTTCATCGCGAGTTTTTCACGGTCAGCGGACAGGGCCGCCTCTTTCCGGTCGGCGAGGTCATGCGCCTTGGTCAGTGCTTCGGTGCGTGTCGCCGCGTTGGTGGCCTTTTTTGCATAGTTCTCCTGGATCGCGATCTGCTGGTCATACAGGGCGCCGACACGCTTCGTGTGCGCTTCGATGACAATGCGTTCCGTGTCGTAAAACCCCTCAATCGAGAGCTTGTTGTTCTTGTAGTAGACCTGTAGCGCCTGTTCGCGCTGCGTGAGCAACTTGTCCTCGGCGGTGATCTGCGCCTGCAACGGTTGCAGTTGTGCGCCAAGGTCCGCGCGCGCGAGACCCGTATCCTTGAATTTCTCGCGGGCTGCTGCAAGGGCCTTCGCCCGCATTTCCGGCGACCAGTGGCTTTCGTCGGCGCGCCGGTTGATGTCCTTTATCTCATCCTGAAGTTTTTGCTCGCGCTTTTTGGTGTCCTCGATCAGCTTGTCGTAGAACTGGCGGTTCGTGACGTCGCGCTCATTCTGACCGGCCTTCTGCTGCGTGAGCAGGGCATTGTCTTCCTCACGCATCTTCTTTTTGACTGCATCACGCAAGGCCGCTTCGAGTTGTTCGCGCGGGCTGACCCAACCGGCGGGATGCACGCCACCCATGATGCTGCCGCTTTTCGGCAAGGCTTCGAGTTGATCCTTGATCGCCGCGATGCGGTCGTCGAGCGTTTCACTCCGCCCCCAGCCGAGCATCTTGTCCCATGTCCAGCTCGCCATTTGGCCAACGCCATGCCAGGCCGCCTGGAGATAGCCAAGGTTTTCCTGCGTCTTGATCAGGTGCTTGTTCAGCGCCTCAAGCGCGAGCACTTCGGCTTCCTCGGTTTTGCCCTGCTTTTCGAGCGCCTTGATGTGCTCATAGAGTGCGACGTCAACGAAGTGATATTGCTTGTTCGCTTCCAGCGCCCACTTGAGCACGCCGTCCGTCATCTTCGTGAAATCCTTGACGATTTCCTCGGACTTCTGGCCGGTCATGTCCGCGAGTCTCGCCGCCGCGACGCTGGCCGTTTCGAGTGCGAGGCCGGAAAAGCGGCCGGTGCTCACAAATTCCTGCGTCATCTCGCGCGCATGCTTGATCGTCACGTCCGCACCAGCCGCGACGCTTTTCGCCATCGCGTTGAACTGGCCTTCCGTCAGGCCCGCATAGTTGCCCGTCAGCCGGATTGACATGGCGAACTGCGCGGACTCATGCGCTCCCTTGATGAACGCGGTCGCCGCGAGCAACGCAGCGCCCGTCACCAGACCGATCGCCATGCCCGTCGGCGACATGATCTTGCCCATCCAGTCCATCTGCTCGCCCAGCACCATGAGCGAACCGCCGAACCTCTTGAAATTGCCCTGGCTGAGTTCGTGCGCGAGCACGAGCAGTTCGCGGCGCGCCGCCGTGGTCGTGTGTCCGAGATGTTCGGCGTCGTTCGCCGCTTCCTTGATGCCGTTGATGCGTCCAACGGAACCCGCCGCCTTGCCGATGCCTTCAATGCTTTTCGCCGCCTTCGCCGCGGCTGCGTCCATCGCACGCGCGCGCGACTCGACAATCTGCGCGGCGCGTCCCATGTCGCCTTCGAGCCGCGACGAGTTCGCATACAGTTCGAGCCCGAGGCTGCCCATTGAGGCCATGTCAGGTCACCTTATTCCGGATGATCGGCACGTTCTTGAACGCGCCCAGGATCAGTTCGGACTGCGCGTCCGGGTCGGCGAGCAGCATCGGCCCGGTTTCCTCGCGCGGACGTTGCTGGAACGGCATGTAGTCCATCGGTGCGGCCGGTTTTTTCATGTCCAGCGAGCCGTGATTGGCCACCGTCGCGGCGATGATGCCGGCGCGCAGATCGGCGCGCGGCTCACCAATCGGCTCGATGCGGTCGAACGCCATCCACTCGCTCAGTTCGGCGCTGTCCAGATTCGCGAGCAACTGGCGCACGGTCATGCCGAGGGTTGCGGCGAGGCGGAAGTAGAAACGTCGCTCGGGCCGCTCACGGAGTTTTTTTCCGCGTTCTCCACGCTGTCGGCCGCAAGACCGTTCAGGCGTTGCGCGACGGTGAACAGCCGTTCGATTGCCGCCGAACTCTTGCCTGCAAGCTCAAGCACATCGGCATCGCCGTCAAAGAGCGACCGGCCCGCTTCATCGACGACCGTATGAACCAACAGCTTGGTCCGCATGTTCACGGTGTCGACGCGATACTTGCCGTCGCCGTCGCGCTTCATCAGGCTTGCCTCGTAGGCGTCGCGCTGCGTGCCCGTCATCATGCGCACGATCACCGCGCCACCCCATTCGGGGACATCAACCGTTTCCGTTTTCAGGTCATCGGCAGCGAGAATGTCGGACTTCGTGAGGATCCTGGACATGTGTGTGCGTCCTTTATGCGTAGGTGACCGGGCCGCTGAGGATCAGGTTCAGGTTCGCCGTCAGGATCTTGTCGACACCGCCATCCCAGGGGAACGTCTCGACAAAACCGTTGAAGCTGACGTTGTGCCCGTTCGGCAGGTCCAACTGGAAGGGCACGACGGCACCGCTTACGAGCAGGTTGCGCAGCGCCATCTGCCCGGCGTCGGCCATGTCGATATGCACGTCAAAGCCGAACGAACCGGGATCGGACAGGCCGGAAATGTATTCCTTCACAGTGCTCGACAGGTTGGTTGCATCGAGCCGCGCATTCTTGCCGTCGAAGCCCTTGAAGCTGGTGACGTTGCGGATCGCGGTCCACTGGACGGGCGTGAAGACCGGCGAGCCCGCCATCGCGCCGCCGCCCGTCGTGTCGAGCGGTATGGCGAACGTATTGACCGTCTTCGCCAGCAGCGGAAACGTGCCGTTCAGACCGACGGGCGCCGTGGACCCGGAGATGGTCCCCACGTCACCGAGCGACAGCCCATGTGCGGCCGCCGTGAGAATCGTCGGGTTGCCATCGGCCACGCCCGTAATGGTGATCGGCGAACCGCTGCCGGTCCCGACTTTCAGGGTTGCGCCTTGCGTGGAAATAGCGGTGGTAGTCATGTCGCGTGCTCCTCATTTATCGAACAACACTTCAGTAGTGCCAAACCGAGTACTCCTGCACGATCCGGTACGCCTTGATGTCAGCCTCATAGAGACCGTGATCGCCCGTCACCTTGCGGTTCGATACCAACGGGTCTCCACCCTGCCAGCCCTGCATCGCCGCCGTGACACTGGCGGCGAGCGCAATCGAACCGCCGCGCGTGCCCGCCCAGCAGTTAATTTCAAACACCGTGTTGTCAATCGGCGGAACCGGACTTTCGAGGACGTTCTCGACGCGACCGGCGTTGATCGTGTAGACGAGGTACGGGAACGGCGTGGTCTGTGCGGCGCTGTCGGGAAAGATCGCGCCGTCTACAAGCGGCGCGAGCACCGCGACGAGTTGTTCCTCAATCGTGCTCATGCTGCCCACCGCTTGCTCGCGACGAGCTTGTCGACTTCCTTCGGGATGCGCGCGTTGTAGTAGTCGATCCCGGCCTTGATTGCCGCCGCCTCGGCAGCGCGTAGCGCAGGACGCAGGAACGGGCGCGGTTCGACCCAGATTGCCTGATTCATCTTGCGCCACGCCGCGCGCGAATACCGGTACTTGAACTTCTGCTTGCCGCTTCGCGTTGTGACCATCTGGCCTTCGGTGCGCGGCGGCACGTACCAGTGCCCGAACTCCACCCAGGTCCAGTAATAGGCGTCGAGATAGACGACCTTGCTGCCAACGACCTTTTTGTATTTGCCGGTGCCGCGCCGCACGGTGACGAGCGTGGTCTGCCGGTACGTGCCGGAAAGCGAACGGCTGTGGACCTTGATGATGTTCTTTCTGAGTTGCCCTTTGCGCACGCGCGGGTCCGTGCCGCCGTAGACGGGCGCAAGTTTCCTTGCCTGCTCGACCACGGGCGTCGCCATTGCATTTGCAGCGCCGCGGTTGATGTTGTTCGCGATGCCCTTCGGGAGCGCGTCGAGGATCGCCTGAATCTCGCGCAGACCGCGAAGGTGCTGGAACTCAGCCAAGGGTCAACCCCTCAGAGGCCATCAACTGAATGAGCCGGTTCGACTCGTCGATGTTCTCGCAGTCCTGCACATCGAAAATGCGGCTGTTGTAGACGATGCGGTAGGCCGCGACCACCTTCGGATCGGCAAAGATCGCGTCATAGCGCACCGTGAAGCGGTGCGTGACCTCACTCGCGAGACTCTGCGCAGCGAGCCGCTCGCCGCCGCTCAACGCTTCGATGCCCGCATAGACTTTCTTGATTTCGCTCCACACCTGCAACTGCTGGCCGAACGAGTCCTGTGAGAGCGTGCGTTGCTGGATCGATACCTGCCGGTCCAGCGCACCGGCCCGCACAGTGCTCCCTGTCATGGCAACGAGGTCCGGTACGGATCGAGCATGCGGTCGACGAACGGCAGGTCTTCGACGTGGCCGCGCGTCATCACGAGCACGCCTTCGCGGTTCTCGTACAGCGCGCCCACGCGCAACAGAATCCAGTCGCGGATCGCCTGCGGGACCACACCGATGAAACTCAGGCCGCTGCCCGCGTCGGTGAATTGCACGCTCGCGCCCGCGTCATCGAGCAACTGGTAGAGTCCGCCCGTCGCGACCGCATCGATCGTATAGGGCGTGCCCGCCTGAAGCGCCAACGGCAGCACACCGCCAGAGTTGTAGAACTCGACCGTATCGCCCACGTCCCAGGTGACGGGGCCGCGTACCTTGATCTGGTTGCCCGGCACAACCGGCACGCTGAACGGCGACGCATAACCCGCGTTGTAGGTGAACTGCACGGCGCCGATCTGCGGCAACGGGACCGGCCATATCCTGCCGAATCGCGGCGTCACGATTCCGGGTGTCAGCGCGTTATTCGCCACATAGTCGGCGGGGTCCATCGTCTGCAACGTCTCGCTCATGTCCAGATACGTCACGCTCACGACGTCAACCAGCGGAGAGTGCGGCAACCTCGCCGCGTTGCCCGGAATGTTGACGTTCTCGCACAGGTTCATGCCGTTGTCGCCCGGAAACCGGTCGAAGATCGCCTGCCATCGCGCGTGAATCAATTGCTGGCGGATTTCCTTCTCGGCATCGATGCGCGCGGACGTGATGAAGGACTGGATTCGTGCGTCCTGCGCGTCGTCGGTCACGCGCAGATGCAGCTTCGCCTCGATGAGGCTCACCGGCTCGCCGACCGGCGGCCGGATGAGTTGCTCGGGCATTGCTATCAGCCGACGATCTGCGCGACGCTTGCCGCATTGAAGTCGGACGCGGGGCCGAAGCGCGGATTGAAGCCGAGCACCGCCGCCGACGTCAGGCTCGCCGCCGCGCCAACCGTCACCGACAGCTGGATATAGGCGAAACCGCCGTTGGTATCCAGATCCTGCTGGTCAAGGTTGATTTCGGCCTGCACGTTGTCGCCCGTCGCCTTCACGACCTGCGAGAGGGCCTTGCCAGCAATGTCCTTTGCGCCTGTACCGGTCGCGTCGGTTGCCTGCTGGAACTTCGCGTCAAGCGTCGCCGCCGCGCCGAGCACACCGGTCTGGATCAGTGCGAGGAACTTCTGGAACCCCGCCACCGGCATCCAGCCCGTCACCGCCGCGCCCGCCGCCTGACTCGACGGCGAGACAACGCCAAGCAACGCGACCTGTTCGGTTGCCTTCACATTCATCGGAAACATGGTTTTTCCTCCGGGGGATTAGCGAGCGGCCAGCGTCACGAACGGCGAACGCGTGTTGGGGCTTTTCGGCGGCTGGATCGGGTTTTTGAGTTTCGGCACGCCATCGATGCGGAAGGTGGTGCGAAAAGCCGTTGCGTCTGCATCGAAATACAGGTGCATCGAGGTCGCCGTCTGCACACCGGCACGGTTCGTGATCGACCGGTAGTAGGACAGGTCGAGCAGCGAGATATCCGCCTGCGACGAGAACGCCGACGCATGTTCCGTCGTGACGATCGGACGACCCTTGAGCATCCCGTAGGGCGAGCCCTGCATGCTGCCCGTGCCCGCGCCGACCGGCATGTAGATCGGGTAGTTGCCGAGCGCCATCTGGTCGAGGGAAGGCAACACGTCCGGGTTCATCAGCCAGAAGGAGCGCCCGTAGGAACCGGCAGGCAGGCGCGTAACCATATTGATGATGTTCGCGGGCAACAGGGTTTTGGTTGCCTGGCCGGTTTCCTTTGCGACCACCACCAGCGCCTTCGCGTTGAGCACGCCCCACGGTTGGCCTGCGCCCGTACCGAACAGGATCGCCTCGTCGGTCTTCCAGCGGATCGAGCGCGCCGTCAGACCCGGCAGGTACGCGGCGAGCGCGGTTGCGTCGTCAAGCAGTTCGTCGGTGACCGGCACCAGCGCCATCATCTTGTGCAGGCGCATGGTTTCGAAGCCGAGTTTCGGCTTGGTCGCCGCCGCGGCCGTCGCCTCAGCCTGCCAGTACGCGCGCACGCCATCGGTGCCCCAGGGCGTGGTTTCGTCCGTGGGAAACACCATCGAATTGCCGCCAATCGGATTGCCGTCCGTGCGCGGCAACAGGGCATCCTCTTCGAGCGACAGCGTGAAAATCTCGGTCGAATACTGCGGCGGCACGAGGAAACCGCCGTCCTGACCGCCTGCCTCATTGCCGAACGCGCCTACGGGGGGCGCTGCCGCGCCGATCAACAGGCGTTCGTCCACGTTGCGGCTCCCAGGCATCGACGCGGCGCGTACCGCCTGCGCAAATGAGCCGAAAGTCGCAAAGCCGCGCGTCGTATCAGCAAGCCGGTTGTCCGTCACTTCGATGCGCGCATCGTCGGGAATCACGACGCCAACATCGCGCTCCGCTTCCAGCAACGCTTCCTCACGCTGGATTTGCGCGTTAATACCTTGAACCTGTGCGTTGAGCCGCTCGAACTCGGTGTTTTCCTCATCGGTCATGTCGCGTTCGGCGGCGGCGTCCGCGAGGACGCGCATTGCCGCAACGGCCTGCGCCTTGCGCTGTTGAAGCGCGCGGAGAGTCTTGTTACCCATGATGGTTTTGCTCCAGATAGACGTGACACGTCCTGCGGCGTTGGCCGCATACGCTGTTGCCGTTGCTTCGGAACGGGGGTTAGCGCGAGCGCCGCGTGTTAAGCGCCCAGAATGTCGATCTCGCGTCGCATTGCAGCGGCGCGGTTCGGGTTCGTGGTGGCGCGACTGCCGCCCTGGCCGATGGTTTTCGCGAGGCGGCGCACGACCGCATCGAACGTTGCGACGTCATCGACCATGCCCTCGGCCTTCGCCTGCTGTGCGGAAAGCACGCGGCCCTGACCCATGCCTTCGCGTACCTGCCCGACGTCAACGCCGCGATTCTTCGCGACGCTGCGTGTGAACGCGCCGTAGTAGGCGTCGATACGTTGTTGCATCGCGGCGCGCGCGTCGTCCGAGAGCGGCCCGAACGGGTTGCCCTCGACCTTGTACTTGCCGGCTGACACGAGCGTCGTTTTCACGCCCTGCTTTTCGAGCGCCTGTGACATGTCCTGGTGAGCGGCAAATACGCCGATTGATCCGACCTCACCGCCAGGGGTGACGTAAAACTCGCTTGCACTGCTGGCGATCCAATAGGCCGCACTTGCTGCAAGAGAGTTGGCGATAGCAAAAACGGGCTTCTGATTTCGGGCAGAATGAATTTCATTGGCTAACTCCGCGACGCCGTACACGCTGCCACCCGGCGAGTCCATGTCGATCAGGATGCCACCGATTGAATCGTCGGCGAGCGCCGCGCGAAACGCCTGCGTGTAGCGGTCAATACTCATCAGGCCCGAACCGCTGACGTCCTGAATGGGCGTGGTGCGTTGCGCCGACACACCGTAGAACGGCAGGACGGCAATCGCGCCATTGCCCGCGCGCGCGGCCGTGTTCGAGGCCTCGGTGCGACGCGCCTCGATGGCCTCGGCGTCGGCGCGAACCTGCGCCATGACCTCGGGCGCCGCTTCTTCGCCCGCCGCCCAGCGCGCAATCACCGACGAGATGACGGTAAGCCGGTCGGGCAGGATCGCCCACGGCGTCGAAACGAACTCGCTGACAAGCAAAACGTGTCTCATAGCGCTCCCTCCAGGGCGAGCCGGGTCAACTGCATGCATGCGCTGTCACTGAACAGTTCGACCTCGATGGACGCGCCCTGTGTCTGGATAAAGTCCAGGCGTTGCGTGCAGTACGCGAGCGCTTCCTCGCGCGGCACGGACAGCGCCTGTGCGACGAACGCGACGTGCTTCTCGTACAGGTCAACGAGCGCCGCATCCGGGTCCGGTGCGCGCAACGCCGTCTGCACCATCGCGGTTTCCTTGCGCGCGATGCGCTCGGCGTTCGCGCGGGCAAGTGCGAAGAACCGCACGTCAGCATGCAGGTCGCCTTTCGGCGGCGCAGGCACGCCCGGCGGCGTACCCGGTGCGCCCGGCACGCCTTTCGGCTGCGGCGCATTCGGTTCGTTGGGCGGCGGCTCGTTGACCGGTTCGGATTCGGCTTTCTCGGCTTCGCTTTCCTCAACCATGTTCAACGGGCGCAGCGGCTCATCCAGACCGTCGAGCGGGTTCATCGATTCCGCGAGGCGCGCCTCGTTGCGCGTCATCCAGCCGTCGAGGATGCCGTTGTGGTAGTACGCCGCGCGCGCCGCGGCATCGCCGCGCAGCATCGCCGTGAACGGAAATTCGACGTTCAGGCCGTCCTCGGGCTCCAGAAACGTGTAGCGGATCGCTTCTTCCCATCGCGTGAGCCAGGGCGTGAGCGTGTAGAGCACGAACTCGAGGCTCTGCTGTTCGATGTTGGAAAACGTCGCGCGCTCCAGATCGCCGATCAGGTGCGGCGGAATGCGAAACAGGCGCGCGATTTCGCCCACGCTGTACTTGCGCGTCTCCAGATACTGCGCATCGGCGTTCGTCACCTGGATCGGGTGGTACTTCATGCCCATTTCCAGCACCGCCGTCTTGTGCCGATGACGGCCCGTCTGCGACTTCTGGAACTGTTCGCGCCACAGGTCGCGCTGTTCGTCGGTCTTGAACTGGCCGGGAAACTCGACCCATCCACCCGGTGTCGCATCATTCTGGAAGTAGCGCATGCCGTAGTCCTGCGCCGCCAGCCCCGTCGCGATGCTTTCACGCGCCGCCTCGATGGGGTTCAGGCCGACGATGCCGTCGGATGACAATCCGCGCAGATGGAACACGGCACCGCGATTGAGGATCGTCTCGGAGCCGTCGCGGTTGCGATACCGATAGCGCCAGTTCGTTTCGGACAGCAGTTCGATGGTCGTGCGATCCGGGTCCATCGGGATCAGGTCCGAGACCTCACCTGCCGGGTTGCTATAGATGCGCGCGAATGCATTGCCGCGCAGCGCGAGATGCCCCTGTAGCATCTCGCGAAATTCCATCGGGTTCTGGTAGTCGTTCGGGCGCACCGCGAACAGCTTGTAGAGCCAGTGATTCTTGTTCGGCGTTTTCGCGCCACTCGCGGCCTCGGTATAGAGCGCGAAAGGGAGCATCGACACCGACTCCGCGAGCACACGCACGCACGCGTAGACGGCTGTCAGGCGCATCGCCTGGTCGCCGTTCAGGTTCTGCGGCGTGCCGCGATACGGGACCGGCGAGAACCAGAAGTCGCCCCAGGGCGAGCGGTCGCCGCTGTCGCCGCCTTCGGCCCGGATGCTCAGGAACATCGCTTATTTCCTTCCCGCGAACTGCGAAAGCGTAGCCGCAAATACCGACAGCCCGATAATTAGCGCACCCGCGACGATCAACGCGCGGTCGACGCTTTGCATGGCCTCGCCAGCCGCGATAAGCGCAGTGCCGAGCGCAACCGATAGGTTGTAGGTGAGAGGTGTCATATCACGGTCAGGGGTTGGCCTTGGTAGATCGGATACTGTTCAGCGTGGACCATCGCGCGGGCCACGCCCATGATGGTCGACACCGCACCGTCAATCTTCTGTTCCGGTTTCTCCTTGCGCGGAAAGATGTTCTCGTTGGCGTCCTCTTTCGCGACCACGTTCGCCACCATCCACGCCAGCACAGGGTTGCCGTCATGGTGAAAGCGGCCCGCCTTGACCGCTGCAAGGATTTCCTTCATCGCCGGACTGAAATTCTTCGTCGTCATCGCAAATTCGACGACGGTTGCGCCGTCATCGGCCATCTGGTGTGCAAGCTGCGTGGCGCCCCACGGGTCATAGGCCACTTCGCGCACGTTAAAGCGCCGCCCCATCGCCTTGACTTCCTCGCGGATCACGTCGTAGTCGATTTCCGCGCCGTCGGTCGCGTTCAGATAGCCCTGAATGACCCATTTGCGGTACAGCGCCTGATTCGTCCTGCTTTCCTCGATGGTGTCCTCGGGCAGGTAGTACCGGCCAAATGCGAAGTAGTGGTCGTCACCGTTGATCTGCCGCTTGAAAAGCTGCGTGAACGCGCAAATGTCAATGCGGCTCGCAAGGTCCAGTGCGAACCAGCAGTCTTCGCCTGCGAACTCGTCAATCGACAGGCCGGGATCGGCGCACATTGCCCACAACTGCATGTTCATCCACGCGCTGCGGGCACTGCACCAGACGTTCAGGTGCTTCGTCTTGAAGCGGTTCTGTTCGATCGGGTTCATGCACGCGCGCCGCTGCTGCGCGAGCAGGAAATCCACGTCGAGCGACACGCCGTAGTTCGGGTTCGCCTTCCTGAGTGCCGCTGGGTCGGCCCAGTCGTCGGCGGGCACCGTCACGCCATGCCACTCGTAGGCTTCCAGGTCGATTGAAAAGATGATGCCGAACAATTCATCGTTCTCGATCAGACCTTCAAGCACGCGCTTGACCTCGCTGTGCTTGTCGTAGCACGGTCCCGCGAGGTTGTATCCCGCCGTCGTGATGATCGCGGTCAATGGCTGCGTGCGCGCGCCCATGCCGGTCTGCATCGTGTCGATCAGGTCGGGCGTGTCGTGCTCGTGAAACTCGTCAATCAGCGCGCAGGACGGGCTCGCGCCGTCGCCTGGTTTGCCGATGATCGGTTCGAACTTCGAGCCGTCGGTGGGAATCGCGATCGACTTGGCCCAGACCTCGACGCCAGCCGCGTTGCGCAATCCGGGCGTGCGCTCGATCATGCGGCGCGCGGGGCCGAAAACCTCCCAGGCCTGCTTCTCTGTCGTGGCGCCGCTGTAGACCTCAGCACCGGCCTCGTTGTCGGCGACGAGCATGTACAGACCAATCGCCGCGCCGAGCTGGCTCTTGCCGTTCTTGCGGGGAATCTCGCCGTACAGTTCGCGAAAGCGCCGCGTGCGGTTCTTCCTGCGCTTCCATCCGAACACGCACGCGAAGATGAAGGCTTCCCAGCCTTCCAGGTGCAGACGCTCGCCGCGTTGTGCCCACTGGCCTTTCGTGTGCGGCAACAGTTCGACAAATTCACAGGCGCGCTCCGCAGCGTCTATGTCGAACCAGTACGGGTAGGCCTTCTCAGTCCCGGCCCGTTTCAGGTCGTCAAGGTGCCGCTGGCACGCGAGCCGCACCCACTTGCAGGCAGGCCGCGTGCCGGCCACCACGCCACGCGCCCAGGCGTGCGCCGTGTTGACGTGAGGGTGCCGCATCGATCAACGCATCAGCCTTTCTTGACGAACTTCGCAAATATGTCGTCGGCGTCCGGTTTCGAGACCGCGACGCGCGAACGGCTCGACGGCGTACAACCGAACTCGCACAGGATGCGCAACATGCGGTCGCTCTGCTGGTTCGCGATGGACAGGAACGGGCTCTGAACCGGGAACCCGGACTGCGCCTTCACGACCAGCCCGAACTTGAGCACCTTGTCATAGGCTTGCCGCCAGATCACGAACGCCTCGCAATACTGCGCGAGCGCGGGCCGGTCGATAACCGTCAGCACACCCGCGTCGACGAGTTGCGCCGCGATCATCGGCCAGTGTTCCTGCGCTTCGGGACTCAGCCATTCCGGCACGTCCTCGGCACCCGCGCATGCTGGCTTCGGCTCGTGCTCGTTCAATGGGCGTTTGCCGGGATTGCCGCGCACCACCTTCAGCGCGGTCGGCGTCATCTTGCGTCCCATGTCGCGCCTCTTACGGTGCGGGCGGCGCCGCAGGCGTATTCGCGGCGACCGCTGCCGCCAGTGCGTCGGCGCTTGCCGTCAACTGGTTAGTCAGGTCAACCAGAGTCGAATCGGGATTCGTCTGGTTTGCCAGTGCCGCCGCGAGTTGCGCGGCGATGCCCTGAATCAGCGTGACCGCCGATTGTTCAACCGTGAGGGTTGCGGCAACTTCGGCTTTCAGATCGTCAAGTGCGCTCATGATTTGTCCTAGCATGTCAATGATGAAGTCGAGGCGAACATCGTTGTAGTCGCATCGACGGTTGAAAAAACCCATAGATCAGCACTCCCATGCAACACGTCCGACAGAACAATGCGATTGACTGCGGCATTGCCGTCGCGGCGATGCTCTCGTCTCATGCCTATCCCGCTGCCGCGCGCGCCGATCCCAAGCCGCATGCGGAGCACGGTCTGACAGTGCGCGAAATGAAAACTCTGCTTGGAACGCTGACGGGCAATGCGTGGTGCGAAACGCGCAAGGATCACCATGTCCGGCTCGACCGGACGACGCTCGCGAAAGAGTGGACGTGCGCGATTGTGATAGGCAGCCTCGGTGCCGAGTACGGGCACTGGATCGCAGTCGAAAGAGGCATCGTCTTCGACCCTGAACTGGACGCACCGATACCACTGGCCGGGTATTCGCGCCGTCGCTGGCGTGTCCTGCGCGCGGTTACTTGCGGCGGCCCTTGATCGTTGCCGCCTTCTTCGCGGGTGCCTTCGCCGTCGTGCGGCTCGCACCCTTCTTCGCAGCGGCCACGCCACGGCCACCCTTGGTCGCCGTCTGACGGCGCGCCAGTTCGCGCTCGCGGGCCGCACCACTCAGCCGGTTGCCACGCTTGTCAAAGACCGCGTTGCGGCCGGTTTCCTTGCCGCCGCCGCCACTGCCGCCGTTGCCGTAGATCTCTTTCATGATCCAGCCTCCATCACTCTGCGCCGTTTGGCGACGCGGTTCTCAACGATCACCGCCTTGTCGGCGATGCCCAGCTCCTCGACCACCTGTCGCGCCGACGTGTAGCCGTACACAAGCACGCGCTCCGGTTTGAGCCGTTCGAGCGCCACGCCCAGACCCCGCGCAGCGTTCACGACTTCCTGCGGGTTGTTCAGGGTCTGCAACTGCACCGATATCGCGGGCGCGCCGACCGGGATGCCGAGGAAACAGAACTCGAAGCTCGCATCCAGCGACCAGTTCACGTCCGGTATCACGGCGATGCCCGCTTCCTGCAGGTAGCGCCCGACCCAGCGTGCGCGGTACGTGTTCCACAACTGGACGGCCAGTGCCTGATCGGCCCAGAGCGAATAGTTCGGCGAGAGCGCGACGGTGCAGCCGAGGTTGAGCATCTTGCCGACGTACTCGGCCGGTGCGTCCCATAGGCATTCGAAGCGCGTGTCGTCCACATAGAAGCCGATCATGAAGCGCTCGCGCGGCATGCCACGCAGAGAGTCGGAGCGCCACTGCCAGAGCCAGTTCGTCTTCCCGTCATCGGGCGTCGCATCGCGGCCAGCCCATGAATCCAGGCCGGCCGGAATGTCCGCGAGCATGTCGCGGCGGAACTCGGGAATGTTCCACGGCAGTTCGCTCGGAAAAGCCATGTCGTCTTTCAGCGCATGCGCGCCCGGCAGGTCGCCCGATACCTCGTCGATGCCCTCCTCGTCGCCAACAGCCGGCGCCATCATCGACTCGAGATCGCGATCCGAGAAACCGATCAGGCCGAGGTCGAACCCTTCTGCATTCAAGTCCTGCATTTCCACCGTCAGCAGTTTCGCGTCCCATCCGGCGTTCTCGGCGAGACGGTTGTCGGCGATCATGTAGGCGCGCTTCTGCGCCGCCGTCCATCCGCGTGCAACCATCACAGGGGCCTCGGACCATCCGAGCACGCGCGCGGCGAGAATGCGCCCATGTCCGGCGATCACCGTGCCGTCCTCATCGACCAGCACCGGATTCGTCCATCCCCACTCGCGCATCGATGCAGCGATCTGCGCAACCTGCGCGTCAGAGTGCGTGCGCGCGTTGCGCGCGTTCGGAATCAGATGTTCCAGGGCTCGACGCTCTACCTGGTCTGCTGGCCATGCTGGGGTTTTCACGGGGAATCTTGTCCTGATGGACCTTCCTAATAACGCGGTCGCAAAAATGAGGCTCCGGGCGCGGTCTCCGGGTCCAGCCTATCTAGGGTTTTCCCACCCCTCCGGCTGGTCGGGTAAACCCCATATCGGGATTACCCTGCTGCGGGGAACGCCTGCGTAGCGGCGTACTGTATGGACATACAGTATCCTTGCTGAATGGAACCCGATGACGACACCGACGCCCGCGAGCTATACACCGAACGCGCGGCGATCATGCAGTACGACGGCGGCATGTCCCGTCACCAGTCCGAATACTTCGCATGCGTCGCGGTCTGGCGCTACTGCGAACGCACCGGCGCTGCAGAGCCTCGGCTCCACGACTATCGATTGCTCCATCGATCTTTTACGGCGTTGACGCCCCGCGAACCGGGCGAGCGCGACGGCTGACGTTGCCAAAGCCGCCGTCCTCTGTAGCCGTCTTGCGGTCGTGGCATGTCTTGCTCATCGACTGCCAGTTCGACTGATCCCAGAACAGGCGTTTGTCGCCACGGTGCGGGATGCGGTGATCGACCACGGACGCGGGCAGCAGACGGCCCTGTGCCGTGCATTCATCGCACTGACAGAGCGGGTGTTGGCGTAGATAGGCCTCACGCGCGGCGCGCCACCGTGCACCGTACCCACGCTCGGCGGCCGTGCCGCGCAGTTCGTCCGTGCGTCGGCGCGCCGTGCGCAGATGGTCCGGGCAAAGGCCGTGACGCGCCGTCACGAGCGCCGGGCAGCCCGGATGACGGCATGGGCGGCGCGAACGTTCGGGCATGGGTCAGAAGCGCTGTTCTTGAATCGCGTCGAGAAAGTCGCTCGCGCTCGAGGACTGAAAAAAAGGCCAGGCGTTCTGATAAGCGCCCGGCCCGTCCAACGCGCCGTTCTGAGCGGCGGGTGGGCTCACAACCCGCCGTCTAGAACCGGCTGCCATGCCCATACGGTATAGCATCAGTCATACCTGAAAGGTTCGGGCAGCGTTTGCGTCGGACAACCGGGATGACGACATGGGCGGTACGCACTTGCGGGCATTCGCGACTCCACAAAAGAAAAGCCCGCGCAGCGGCGGGCTCAAGTTGAAGCGGACTTTTCGAAAGTTGGCATATTGATATGCCGTTTGTTAAAAGAAGTCAAGGAAGCGGCGGCCACAACGACGGCATTTTCGCCGCCGCTTTGAGCGTAACTGTGTGTCTGAGTTGTAGAAAGGAACCGGGTCGGGCAACAAGAGTTGCCTGCGTGAGGCATCCACGCCTGTACGTCGTTCTAGCTGCTCTCCGGGCAGGCGACCAAATGACCGTTTGCAGGCTAAAGCTGTCTTTAGAACGTCCGCGGGACGAGTAAGGCGAAGGTCCCTTCCTGGCCGCATGCGTGCCCCGCAATAGGCGATAATCTCGGGCAATCGCGCCACGCATGCGCCGGCCGGTTGCTTCGCAAGTCATATTTATAACCGCAACGATTGCACCTATTTTGGCTCCGTTAGCAATGAATACAACAATAGATTGGAATTGGTTTTTCAGCTCAATCGCACAGTCAGCCGCCGCTATAGTAGGCATTTTCGGCGCGTTCATCATCACAAAAATCTTGAGCAATCAGTCCGCCTTTTCGGCAACGAAAAGTCAGATTCAGGAGCTGATACTCGAAGGCCAGAAAATTGCCGACGACGCGGGCGGTCGATACTTCAAGTGGTACAACGAGCGCACACTGGAATCGGCGAAATTCCGAGTAGAAAATTTTCTTGAGGAGCATCCGGAGGCCGACGATGAAACTTTGCTCCGGGAGGCCCGATTCTCACCTTTCTTGTCGCAAGGCGCTGCGAATGAAGTGATTCTCTCGATACGTTCAAGTCGAGCTGAAGAAGCAAGGCGCGAGAAGGAAGAACTCGATCGGTTGAGCAATGCAAGAAATTTCTCTGGTTTCGGCGCGGCTGCACTCGTCAATGGAGTTGTCCGCAGTCGAAAGATACCAAGTATCCCCAGTTTGAACCACGAGCAAGTGACAGAAGAGCGGGAATCGATCGATGCGGTTCTTCGTCAAGCACGCCATCATTTGCGAACAGTGTCGCGATTCCTTTCACGGGTTGAGAGCAATCCCGAATCTTCGGGTGTGATCTCATGCTCTCTATTGATGATCGCGGTGCTGTTTTTGGTTGGGGTGATCTACCCGCTTAGCTTCTTACCGATGTCAGTTCCCGGCCAGCCTGTTCTTACGCTCGATGGTTTCTGGCATGCCGTCTTTTCGCTACGCGGTATCTTGTTGATCGTCGTTTCGCTTCTGTTCCTTGTGGTACTCGGAATGTTTTTCGCCATGAACTACGGCATGAAGTATTCTGCGGAAGAGATTCAGGGGTTGAGGGATCTGTGTTCATTGGGGCGATATTCTTCTTATTTTGCTATATACGAAGTAAACGAACGGCAGCTATCGAAGAAAGTGACTGGCGCTTGAGGCTGACCGGTTGGGCGCGACCAGCGTCGGTTGCTAGGTAGGAAGCGGTCTCCGCAGTGGAGCGTGTCCGAAGACCGTTGAGGGTCGACTGCTGCCCGAACGGATCGACCAACGGCGGACCACACTGCCTGTGATCAGTGTTGGGACCGGGTTCGGCCAGAAGCGGCCAGTCAATGAGCTTGCCCTCAAGCTGGTCAATCGAGTGCAGAGCGGTAGACGTTTAGGTATATGCTTCCAACTGAAATCTTGCTTCGCAATATCTTCGACGCACGAACACCAATGTTAGGCTGAAGCCACGTTTCAGCAGCTCCATATCTCCGAATTCAGGCGCGTTCCGATAGCAAAAAGAGGTGCATCGTGCCATTCATCACGAAAAGCGAAGTCCTAGAAGCCCTGAACCAATGCGATTTCGCAACGGATACGGATCAGGCCGAACTTCTGTCTCGATCTCTCCGCTCGCGCGCGCCGGATGCGGAGCCGGAGCTTGACTGCAGACTAGAGCGCGGCATCCTTTTCAGTGCCAAACTAGCCGTAGTAAGGCGCGGCCAGCGGTATGGAACGTATGTAATCTTTCGTGGAACAGAGTCGCACGGCCTCGGCACATGGCTTGTTACAAATCTTCAAGCGGCCTCGACTGCGTTTCGCGTAGTCGACGACAGCATCGATAGTAGCGGCGCAGAGCTACCGATACAGGGCTGCACATCAAAGGTAATCGCTCCTGGTCGAGTACACCAAGGGATCCTCAGAGCATGGTCGCAGCTCTGGTACGGCACGGATATCCTTGATACAACATTTCTCAAGCCTACTTCACGGGGGCACCTCGCCGCGAGATATAGCTTTGTCGCTGTGCTCGCCGCGCTCGCTGTAGCGCTTGTTGGGAGCCGTGACCTGCATGCAGGAGTGGTAGCGCTTGTTGGGAGCCGTGACCTGCATGCAGGAGTGGTAGCGCTTGTTGAGACAGGAGTGGTAGCGCTCTTCGCCGCTGCCGCAGTTCTGTTTACGATGGCAGTGGAATCCGGCAGCTTGGAGCGTCTAGTTCACACTCGTGCTGAACCACAGGGCATGCCAGTTCTGCGGGCACTTCAAGCACGGCCGCCAAGCGAGCCTGTCTGGTTTGTCGGGCACTCACTTGGTGGCGCACTCGCAACTCTTGCGTTCGCTGCATATCGCAGCCGATGCAAGGCTCTGGGTGATAAATGTAATGTGCGTTTGGTGACTTTTGGTTCGCCTCTTGTGGGTGACGCGAACTTCGTCGCTGATTTTGAGAACGAGCACAACGATCTTTTCATTCATGTGGCACACAGAGGTGATCCGATCACCATGTCGCCGCCTCCTACGCCCGAAGTACTACTCCGCATCGGTCGCCCGTTGATCGGCTATTGGGGCGTCCTATTTCTGCTTGCATCACTTTTTTGGAATCTCGTGTACAGACCCTTCTGGGAAGGTCAACTGCCCTACGCTACATGGAGCCCCGGCTCCGGCGGGCTTTGCTGCCTAGGGACGCGCTACAACTGGATCACGCTCTTCAGGCACACTCGAACGTCGTATGCCACGCACGTGGCGACCGACCTCGCGTAGCGACAGGTCTACCGCTCAACAGAACTTTTGACCGTCGGCTTGCTGATAGCCTGAACGTCCGCAAGGGGTCGTCCGCCGGCTGTCGCGGCGGGCTACAGGTCGACGATCTGACGCTCGTGACTTGCAGCTAATGCGGGTACGCGGTGGTCGGTGCCCCTGAATGCCGCGAATCAGCAAGCCACGCGGAAGGCTTCACGAAAGGCTTTCGAAGGCTTTAAGAAAAGGCTTTCGTGCGCGAGTGACCGAATCCGAGCGTGGCGGGCCGCCCATAGTCTGGGTATTTGATTTTCAGCCAGTCCCGCGACTTGCCGCGGCGATAGATCGAGTCGAGTCGCTTGGCGACCATGCCTTCGAGGTCATGCGCTCGCACCTGCTGAAACACCCACACGCCCGCCGATACGACTCCGCGCACGAAGATGAGCGTGCCGGTGTCGTCGAAACTGTCGCGTAGCATGTCTTTTCGTTCGGCTAGCGGTAGGACGCGAAGGTCGAGTCCATCACTCGCCAGCACATCGAACACGTAGAGTCTTGCAGGGTTATCGCGCGCAGCAGCCCGAACCTTCATTGGCACCGACGTTCTCGCTCGTGTCTGAAGCCGCTCAAATGACGGGCGTCCTTTCGAGTCATCGACCGTAAGCTCCGCATCCCAGACGAAGTCGCCAGGCACGGACTCCACCGCAGCGACGATATCCGGGAAAGACGGGTTGAGCGGTTTGCCCTGTTTCGAGACCAGATCCACCCGCGATCCTTCCTTGCGTGTGAGGCAGCGGAAGCCGTCATACTTCAGTTCAAACAGCCATCCCTCTGCGGAAAACGGTGTCGCCCGAAGCGTGGCATGCATTAAGTCGCCAGCTTCTATTTGAGGAATGGGCATCACGGTTGCCGCGCGCTGATATAGGCGAGTTTCGCCCAGGTAAAGGCGTCCGCTCCGATGTTCTCTGCCGAGCAGCCGGTGTAGGAACAGAAGTGTTCGAAGTCGTCCATTGGTGTGTGTCCGATTGCGTTCGGCACCAGCGGTCGCGCACTCAACATGTCAGACAGAATCTTTTCAGGGTTGCCATAGCACATGGTCGCCTCCGTGGCATCTAGTACCATTGAAGCAAACGCAATTCCCGGTTGCGAGGACCGGGAAACCCTGTGCTGCACTTCACGCGTTCGCCTCATCGGCAATGTCATCCGTCACTGGCACGCCATTGATCGGACGAAGCACGTCATCGGGGCAACGGGCAACTGACGTATAGCTGCGTTGGCCGGTCCTTCTGTTGATGCCGATAATCGGCGCGCCATCTACGCTGACGACCCATGCGGGAAAACCGTCCATGTCTTCGGCGGCCTCGACGACCTTGACGACGCGTCCGAGGTTGAATCTGGCAGGCGGAACGATGTAAGCGAGAATGCCGGGTTTGCAGTTCACGGATTTTTCTCCCTAGCTGGAGACGAGTTCGACAACCGGTTCACCGTTGCAGGTGCCACGGTCGGCCAGTAACGGCGTGAGCAGATCGAGCGCGCGCACTTCGACGGCAGTCAGCCGCTCATCGATCGCGTGGTAGTAGTGGTGGTAGTAGACATGCGAATGGCCGTGCTCGGCGGCAATGCGGCGCAACGTGATTTTTGTGCGCCGGCTGTCGGTGAACGCATAGGCGACGAGCAGTCTGCGCACGTCGGCGTCGAGCCTGCCGAAAGACGGAGCAAGCCACTGGCTGAGTCCGTTGAACGCGTCCGCCAGATCGGCACTGAACGCAAAGCGCCGGACGCCGTTAACGTCCTCGTAATCGAGCAGCCCGTAGCGCGCGCGGATCACGGTGCATTCTGGGTGTTGCAGACGTGCGACCTTCTCACGGATCAGTGCGCACTGCGCGCGGATTTCGAGCGCGTTCAACGACTCGAAAAACACGACTTTCGGACGCGAATAACGCCACACGTCGCCCTTGCGCACCTTCATGCGCTGAACCTTCGCGAGCAGGGATTCAGGCGAGTTCGGATAGGCGGGCATCATGTACGCGACGTGCAGCGCGACCGGGACACTGAGAAAGACGCCGCTCATGTTTCGCTCACCATGTCCTCATCCAGCAGTTCGGGTTCAACTCGGCGCAACGGGTTCAGCGTACGCACTTCGATTTCGATGCGCGGGTCACGCGAAAAACGCTTGCGCACACAGGCATCGACAATCACGCTGTCATCGCGATACACAACCTTGTTCATCGCGTCCGAACAGATTTTCCCGATGTTGTCCCAGTCAGGACGACCGGTCGGCACCAGAAGACCGGCGCGCGCTTCACGCTGTTTCCACTGCGGCCACGATGCCGGAATGCCGAAATACGCGTGCACGATCAGCACCAGTGCGCCCGCCATCTGTGTGCGCCGTGCCATTGCGACCTTTGCCTCGAAGGCCACACTGCGTTCATAGGCGCGCGTGTCGGCGGGTGTGTACTGCTGGATGAAGTCGCGACCGTCTTTCGTCTTTGCGAGCCGCGAGCGCGCACGCCCCTTGGCGACGGGTTGACCCGGCACGACGAACCGGATGGCTGTGAGCGTCATGTCAGTGCGGCCTCGGTTGATGGTGCATGTAACGGTGCAGCGATTCCTGCTTGTCCTGTTCGTGTTCGGCACACGCGACGCGGCGGATATCGCCCGCGTCGAACATGAGGCGCGCAGCGACCAGGACGTGCGCGACTTCCTGTTCGAGCCAGTCGCGGTTCGTCGGGCCTTTCGGCATCAGCGGATTGCGGCTCTCATACCCGTGACGCAGAATCTTGCCGATCGCGTGGATCGCTTCGGCAAGTTCTTCGGCAAGCAGCGCGAGCCGTTCGTGTTCCGCTTCATTGAGGCGATTGAAGTGGTGCGTTTCGTGGATGCTCATGACTTGCTCCCGATGCGCTTGACCTTCACGCCCGTCTTTTCAAGCAGCCGCAATCCTTCGGGCGTGGGCAGTTCGTGCGGCGCGAAACGGTGCGCCTGTTCGCGCGTGATGCGTCCACGGTCCGCGGCCTCAAGCAGTGCGAGCAGCCGGCCATGCGGATCGGTGCCATACGACACCTGCCAGTGCGGTGCGCGGCCTGCATCGCGCGCGAGGGTCACGGCGCGTGCGTATGCCTCACGGAACGCGAGTCGCGCGCCGACGTTATCGCCCACGTCGAGCAGCGGCAGTGCGACGCCCCACGCCGACGCCATTTCATCGGTCCAGACAATCGTCTGCGTCTCGTCGCGCGGCATCAGCGCCCACGCCTCGTCAGGGCCAGGGCGACCGTCATCGATGCGCGACACGACGTCCTGCACGGTGAGCACGCCGCGCACTTCGCGACGGCAACGCGTGAGCGCGGCCAGCACCTGCTCCTCGGGAAAGCGGGAGAGGTCGTGCGCGAACATCTTCGCGGCAGGCGCGGTGAACACGCGCCCGCACAGTTCCGCCGTCACAGCGATAGCCTCAAGCAACGCGATGCTTGGCATGGTTGACCCCATCGGGTTTGCTGGCCTGTTCCTGCGCGCGGGCCTCGGCAAAGAGCGGCGCCATCGCGTTGAAGTTCGCCGCGGTGCGGTCGGCCTGCGCGGCCTCGGTCGACGTCATCCGGTGCTGCGTGACCCATTCGGTGCGCAGTTTCTCCGAGTCCGCGAGCATCTGGCCGACGAGGTGCATGTGCTGCACGTAGAAGCGGTTGTTGTGCGTCAGGTAGAAGCGGGCAATCTCCGGTGCCTCGACCATGCCCACGCGCTTCACGAAACTGACCATCTGCGAGTTGACCGTTGCGTTGCGGATCGGCGCGACGCCATAGCGGGCGGCATACGCCTCGCTGTACGCGGCCCACGTCGCGGTGGTGTCGGGCAAAGCCTTACCGGATGCCTTTCTCGAAGCCTTTGCGGAAGGCTTACCGGAAGCCTTACCCGAAACCTTTGCATCGCTGTGAGCCTTGCCCGGCAAGGGTTCGAGCGTTTCGCCGTCGTCGTTTTCGACGTCGTCTGCTGCGTCTTCGCCGCTTTTTTGGGCACTCCTCGCGCGCGCGGGGACCGCCGACGAAGTCGGCGGAACGGTTTTGACTTTGGGGTTCTGTTTACTGCTCTCTGTTCTCTGATTACCGAAAGGTGTACCGGAAGGCTTTGCGGAAGGCGTACAGGAAGGAGTACTGAAAGCCTTTCTCGATGCCTTTCCGGAAGGCGTATCGAAAGGCATACCGGAAGGCTTTGGCGCGCTGATGCTCGCCTCAAACGCTTGTGTGTAGGGCGTTCCGAGAATGTCAACGTGATTTTTCAGGGCGTCGAAAATGTGTTCCTTCAGCGTGCAATCGGGTATCAGATCCCACTCGTTGCGCCATGACTTGACGACGTTCGGCGATGCCGGACTGTTGTATTCGACGCCATGAGGCAGCCAGATCAACTGCGCGTCCCAGTCGAAGTTGCTCATTTTTTGTGCAGCGATTTCCTCGAAGCAGCGATCGAAGTCGTCCTGCGACCAGTTCAGTGACTCCGCCATCGCCATGCGGCCGGCGCGCACGACGCCCGGAATCCCGCGCGTGAACGGCCCGGTCAGCAGGTAGAGCCACAACGACTGGCCGGACGCGGGCAACGGCGACAGCCGGGTGAACTTCTGGTCGGTCCACGTGCGGAGCAAGACCTTGCGGTAGGGGTTGTGCACCTTGCGTGCGCGGGGCGGCTGGTCGTCGCCTGGACATACTTTCATTGGGAACTCCAATTAGTGTTACAGGCTGTTTCAACTTGAGAATCGCTACCAGTTATCGATTGACGTTATCAATCGATTTACGATCGATTTGGGATTTTCTCAGTCTATCTTTAAAGGCCATTTCACGCCTTACACGTAGATTTCTCAAGGCTTTCTCGTTAATCAGCGTAGTGAAACGCTCATAGTCATCGCCTAACAAAACGGACCATTCCAGTTCAGGTCGCAGTGCAATAAAAAAACGCAGATGATGGTCCGCAAGCCTATGCTGGGACTGCATCTGCGAGACATAATGCGGGGGCACACCGGTCAGGCGGCTGACGGCTTTTCGGCCGCCCATCAGTTTGACGATCAGCTTTACGTTCATTCGAACAACGTTAATCCGCCAAATAAAAATTGCAAGGGTCGTCAGCATCTTGACCAATTCATTTCAGTCGTATTTACTGCATCGAACCGAAAACATTCGTTGCGACATAACTCGCGAATAACCCTTATGAACGGGCTTTTCAAACACCGCGCATATCTGCGCCCTATGTCGCAGCAACAGCGCCGCGCATGGTTCGAACAGTGGAAGCACGCGCGTCCGCGCGTTCGCATCGGTTCGGCATACCTGCCACCTTGCGTGGCTCGCACATTCGCCTACGTCAAACTCTCATGAACCGCGATCAATGGCTGGCCGAACGCCGTCTTGGCGTCGGAGGCAGTGACGCCGCTGCCGCTCTCGGACTGTCGCCGTACAAGAGCACCTACGCGTTATGGCTTGAAAAGACCGGCGAGGTCGAGGCTGAGGATATCGAGCACGTTGAGCGCGTGCACTTCGGCCGCATCATGGAAGACATCATTGCGCGCGAATATGCGCGCCGCATGGGCGTGAAGGTGCGCCGCCGCAATGAAATACTCCGGCATCCGAAATATCCGTGGATGCTGGCAAACGTGGATCGCATCATCGACGGCCAGAAACGCGGCCTCGAATGCAAGAACGTCGACGCGATGGCGTTCCGCATGGGCGAATGGGGTGAACCCGGCTCCGACGAGGTGCCCGAGGACTACCTGTTGCAGTGCCAGCACTACATGATCGTGCTCGACTATCCCGAGTGGCATCTGTCTGCGTGCGTCGGCGGCAACCGCCTGGAACTGTTCATCATCCGTCGCGATCCGGAACTGGCGGAAATGATTATCGACGGCGAGCGCGATTTCTGGCAGCGCGTCGAGCGTCACGACGCACCCGAACTGGACTACTCACGTCCCGACACGCACCGCCTGCTGTCGAAACTCTATCCCGGCACGGACGGCACCGAAGTCGTGTTCGATGACGATATCGAGCACTGGCACCGAGTCAAGGAACAGGCCACCGCGCTCACGAAGCAGTACAGCGACGCGGCCGACGCCGCACGCAATCACATTCTCGCCGCTCTGGGCAGCGCCACATTCGGGCGCCTCGCCGACGGTAGCGGTTATCGCCGCAAGACCATCACGCGAAAGGCCTACGAGGTCGAAGCGGCAACCTACGTTGACTGTCGCCATGTGAAGGCAAAGGGCTGAGACCATGAATGACCTTGCAGAAGCAACGACCGCAAATCCATTCGGTTCGTCCGCACCGCGTCAGGCTGGCGCGCTCGTTTCCGTCGAGCAACAGAAGGCGATTGCCGAAGTCCAGGCCGCGTTGCTGATCGCGCGAGCGCAACCGCGTGACCCGATTGCCGCGATGGATCGCATCCTTCAGGACTGCACGCGCCCGAAGCTCGCGGAGAAGGCGACCTACCAGTACAGCCGCGGCGGCAACGATATCACCGGGCCGAGCATCCGGTTGGCGGAAACCATTGCGAAGCACTGGGGCAACATGGAAGTCGGCGTGAAGGAAATCAGCCGCCGCGATGGCGTGTCGGAATGCCTCGCGTATGCATGGGATCTGGAATCGAACTACCGCGAGGTCAAGTCGTTCTCCGTGCGTCACTGGCGCGACACGAAGAAAGGCGGCTACGTGCTGACCGACGAGCGCGATATCTACGAAATGATTGCCAACTATGGCGCGCGCCGCAAGCGTGCCTGCATCCTCGCGGTGATCGACGGTGACGTGATCGAGGCGGCCGTTGACCAGTGCGATGCAACGCTGAAAACGAAGATCGAGATTACGCCCGAGTTCATCGCGCAGATGGTCGAGCGCTTCGCCGAGTTGGGCGTCAATCGCGACATGATCGAGAAGCGCATCCAGCGTCGTCTTGATTCGCTCACGCCTGCGCTCGCCGTGCAACTGCGCAAAATCTATAACAGCCTGAAAGACGGCATGAGCGTCGCCGCCGACTGGTTTGAACTGCCCACGGTTGAAGCGGAGACCGCACCCGCTGCGGCGGCGAGCCGTACCGAATCAGTCAAGACGCGCATGCGCGGCAAGACGCAACGTGAGCGGAACGCCGACGACGATGAGGGCAAGGCTGGCGAGTCGCGACCGGGTGATTTGCCCCTTGACGAGCAACCGGCGACTGAGCACGCCGAAAATCACGCCCCGTTCAGCTACGCCGAGATTGTCGCCATGCTCGTCGAGTCCGAAAACCTCGAGCAATTGGACCAGGCCGCCGACCTGATCGGCAGCATCACCGATCCGAAACAGCATCAGGAACTGGTCGACGTGTTCAACGAGAAACGCGAACAGTTGAACAACAAGCCTGCGCGCCGTCCGCGCTCGCGCTAAAGCCGCTGGCATCCATCAGGGAGAAACGACATGGGCCGTACCAATGAAGGCATTGCAATGGCGAGCGAGACGCTCGCGGGCGATCTGCTGGGCGCGCTCACGCGCGAACTGAAGGTCATGCCCGATATCTGGCCGAAGCTGTCCGAGCAGGAACAGAACGAGATCATCGAGCGCCTGCGCATGCGCGTGGCCGACAACGTGCGCCAGGCCGTCAAGCTGATCGCGAGCGAGAAGCGCGTCACGGTCGTCGCCGACCTGAAAAAGATCGTGTTCGGCGAGAAGGTGGAAGCTGTGCTCGCGATTTCCGACCGCGACCCGGCACGGCTCGATCTGGCCGATGCGCGCGGCCAGATGTGCCTGATTGTCGTCGCCGATTCGCAGGCGCACATGGGCGGGCTGGACGACGTGAAGGGCGAGCCCGATCAACCCGACCTGCCCGGTGTCGATGGCGATGGCAAACAGATCATCGAGCAGATCAGCCGTCGCTCGAAGAAGAAACAACCGCCGAAAGATGACGCGGCGGGCGATGCACTTCACTGAACAGGGACACACACATGATGAATCTGTGGGACGTGACGACTCAGGACAATTTCAGAACGGGAGACGACATGAGCAAGGGCGCAAAGAAGCAGCGTGAACGGATCGGTGCCGGTGAAGACGTGATCGACTTCGATGCGTTCGAACCGGACTACAGGCATGCGTGCGATGCCTGCGGCGAGACGCCGACCGTGACCGCTGTGAAGGATGGCGAAGTCATCTATCGCCCCGGCCTGTGCGGTCCCTGTTGCTGGGGCATGGCCGAATGCCTCGATCCGAGCACCTGGTAGGGATATCTGGAGCCAATCATGAAAGGACGTATCCACTGGCTGCGCGCCGACGGTGGTGAGGTCATCGAACCCGCCGACCGTGTGCCTGCGTCGCACACGTTGCGCAAGTTTGTCGAAGGCGATCTTGAGTATGTCTGGGTGCTGTACGACGGCCTGCGCACCTGCATGGTCGTCAACGAGACGGGCGCGATCCGTATGGCCGACCGCGACCCGCTGCCCGTCAACGTCGCGGCCTCAAAAATCTACGCGGCGGCAAACGGTCGCCTTGGCGTCGCGCCTGACTCATTCATTCCGCACATCCGTGGCAATGCCGTCTTGCTCGAAAAGATTGATCTCGGATGAGCAACGCCGCCTTGCTGAAAAGATGTTAAGTCAGTGAACATTTACAAATTCTTACGGTCGTGCACTTTCTTCAGATTTAACATTCTTCGCCCACTGAGAGAGGCGCACTCACCGCTGTGAAACAACAGGAGATATGCACGATGCATCCGTATGCCCAGACGATGAACCGCAAGCGCGAACGCGAACAAATGAACGGTCACGCTGTACCTGTGCCGGTTGTATCGAAACCGATCGTCCGAACGAAATGGACCGTGGAGGAAGCGGAGCGCGTCGCGCATGCGTCGTACCGGATACTCAACGCCGAACACATATCAAGCATCGCGGCGGTGATACGCGGACAGGAGGAGACGCTGGAGCCGAGCCGGCATCGCGCCATCCGCCAGATGAAGGACATTGAATCGACCATCATCCCGATCTGGAAATCGCTGCGCGCCGCCGAGATGCAGGAAGAGAAAAAGCAACCTGCGGCGCCAGTTCCTGAAAGTCCACAAGTGGACCCCGTGCAGTCCGTCGATGGCCTCGCTGTTGCGCATGTCGAGGCGTTCATTGCACGCGCGATACACGCGCAAGAGGCCGTCAATGCACTGACGCAGACCGAAGCGTCGGACGAACGCAAGGCGATGGTGCGCTGGACCGACGCGGAAAAGCTCATCGTTGCGCGCGAAAGCAAACGATTGCGCGCTTCGTTTGCCGACATGACGCCACTCGAAGCGATCCGCAAGGCCGTGTTCGGCTATCTGCCCGAACACCGCCAGCGAACCATCACGACGATGGCCGAAGTGAAATGGATTCATGCGCTCTGGCAACAGATCGACGCTGCTGAACAGGCCGAGGCGCGCGAGCGAGCGGCGGCGGCGAACGCCGCGAAGGCAGAAGCCACCGCCGAGGCTGTCAAACCCGCCGTAGCCGCGCCCCTCGACCTGCACGACCTGTCCATCGAAACGCTCATCCGCGGCCTCGCGATGAAGATCGGCCGGCAGCTCATCCGTGGCTTAGGTGAGCAGATACAGGAAGCCGTCATGCGACAGGTCATCAACACATTGCAGGGAATACCGCTGCAACCCGGCGCGCTGCCCGAAGGCACGACGCGCGTGCACACGCCGCCGCGCGACCGCAAACCGCGCGTCGCGATTGTCGGTCTGTTGAACCAGCAGGCCGAGGACGTGAAGCGCACGTTTGCCAGTGCCGTCGAATTCACCTTCATCAAGTCGCAGCAGCAAGGCGGCAGTGGCGCGCACGGTGGCGCGGGCATGCTCGCGCGCGGCGCTCAGGCTGACGTGGTGGTATCGATGGTCGACTTCACCGGGCATGACGTGGACAACGCGTCAAAGCACCTTGACGTGCCGTTCGTGCGCGTGAACGGCAGTGTCTCTGCGCTCAAGCGCTGGCTCTCGCACTGGTTGAACGGCGAGGTCGCGCTCGCGCGTCACTAGGAGATTTTGGGCTGTGGGGAAAGCGGAGGACCAAAGGAGTTTTTCAAATAACAACCCCCCACAAAATCGAGACTGAAATGAACGCAGGAAGACGGCGCCAGCCGCGCTCGACGTACGGCTACACCATTGAAGACGAGTTCGTTTGCATCGTCGATCACGACAAGGGCCGAAGTGTCACGACCGACGCTAAACACGTCATCGCAGATCTCGTTGCCGCAGGCGTTGACGTGGCGAATTACTGCGTCATCTACCGCGACACGCGAGGTATATGGGATGCCATGCGCACGGCTGGCGGCGCATTTACAGGCTTTTTTCTGATGAACGCCAGGTCGAAGGAAGAAGCGAAAGCGTGTGTCCGCACGGAGCGGCGCAGGCTGGCGCTCATCAAGCGACGTAACCAGAAGGCGCATGACCAAGGCTAACAGGGAGGTCACATGGCAACGCTGAATGAAGCATGGCAATACCTCGCGCACCGGTTCATCCCCCATTCCGCCACCGCATCACAGCGGCGCGATATGGAAATCGCGTTCTATAGCGGCGCGTCGGCGCTCGCGGATATTCTGCTTGCGTTGCCGGACCTTGAAAACGAGGATGCGCGCGTGAATGTGATCAATGCCGTCAACGATGAAGTCGACGCGTTCAAGCTGCGCATGCTCTTCGACATTCTCGGCAATGTGTTCGATACGGAGCCGACACCGCGCGAGCCGCACAGCCGCTTCACCGCGTGCCGCGAGGAGTAGCCGCGATGGATGCCCTGGAACAGGAATGGCAGAATTTTGCGCGCGATTTCCGGCTGGTGATCGGTGACGGTTTCGAATGCACAGGCCGCGCACGCATCGCGTTCTACTGCGGCGCGCTGGCACTGGAACAGATCATGAATCGCATCACGACAATGCCGGATACCGCCGACAAGTCGGCGCACTACGTAGCGCTGCTGGACGAACTGAAGCGCTTCGCATTACTCATGGTCGGCCTGATGACCCGACAGGACGAACGCGAGGGCTCACCATGAACACAGGCATCAAACCCGTCTATCTCGATCTGCCGAGCGTCGCCGTTTTTGTGGCGCTCTCGGAAACGACAGTTCAGAAGCTGGTGCGCGAAAAGACCTTTCCGCAACCGCGCATGATATCGGCGCACCGCGTCGCGTGGCTCACGCATGAGGTCGAAGAATGGGCGCAGGCGCGCCCGGTGTCGGCCCTGCTACCGCCACCCAACGCTGGCGCGCGCAAGGCGCGCCAATAGCCCGCTAAACGGTCGCAAGCCCTTCAAGATGGTCGGACAGACGTTTAAGCCAGTCGCGCCGTTGCGCATCGTACTTGTGCAGGTTATAGGTGCCCTGCACGCCTGGCTGCACGTGGCCTAGCACGGCTTCGGCGACTTCATTCGGGCAATCCATCGCGGCGAGCAACGTGCGCGCCGTGCGTCGTAGGTCATGCGGCGCCCAATGCGTGACGGGCAGTCGCGGCCTCTGCGAGTTCGGACGCTTGCGCGAGTACGGCTGATAGTAATGGACGCCTGTCTGAAACGCCTTCTGTTGCATGTGCCGCACGCCTTTGGCCGAAGGAAACAGAAAACCGTCGACGGCACACGCCATGCGCCGTCGCACGACTTCGTCTGCGCGCCCGAACAGCGGCACGCGTAGATCGGTCGCGTTCTTGTGGCGCGCGTTCTTTGTTTTCGCTTTCGGTATCGTCCACCACAGGACGCCATCGCGCTCGACGTGCAATTCGCGCTTTTCCATCGCGGCAATCTCACTTCCACGCGTGCCCGTCCACAGGTAGAGCGTGCATGCGTCGGCCAGGGTTGCGCCGAGATTTGGCAACCATCGCAGTAACGCGCCGGTTTCCTGATCGGTGAGCACGCGCTTGGTCGTGCCCGTATGCTTGCCGAGCAGTGTTTTGCCCTTGCTGCGCAACTTGCCCCGCAGAATGAGTTTCCACCAATTCGGCGCGGTATCCGGCAACCGGTCCGCGTCAAGTGCATAATCCCATGCCGCGCCGAGTTCCGACCGAAGTTTGCCCGCTACGACAGGCGCGCGCTTGCTGTGCGACTCGATCAATTCGAACGCTTGCCCGCGCGTGATGGTTTCCGCTTTCACGTTCCCGAGCGGGCCAAGGTATCTGTTGAACATGCGGGCAATTTCCGCCGCGCCTTTGCTTGCCCGGTTTGCCTCGACATACCCGGTCAGGTAGTCATCGCACAAGCGGCGCACGGTATAGGTCGGGTCTTTAGGCGGCGTGCTGGTCGCGCTCTGCCGCTTCGCGCGTTTCTTTTCGAGCGCAGGATCGATGCCACTGTCGCGCAGTGCGCGCAATCGCTCCCATTCGCCCGACGCGCCCGCGAGCGACGTTGCAGGCCATGCGCCTATCTTCACTTGCCGCATGTTTCCGTCGAGCGGCGATTTGTAGCGGTAAATCCACGTGTGCCGCGTCTTGGTCCGCTCTAGTCGCAGACCTGGGTACTCGTCAATGATAAGGTGTGAGCCCGGTTCAAGCGCCTTTGCAGCGCGGGCGTCAAATGACAT